TGCCGGGCCGCCGTGATGAGTGAGGCGATCAGCATGTCATCCTCGTCAAAGTCCACCCGCAGATGCAGCTTTGCCTCAAGCAGCGACACCGGCTCCTCTGTGGGTGGCGTGACGAGTTGGATGGGCATTTAGATGACCTGCACCACAGCCGCTTGGTTGGAAGCATCCGCAGGCGCAAAGCGCGGATTGAGGCCTATCACCTGAGCGGAGGTCTGGCTTGCTGCCACTCCCACCGTGACTGACAGGCGAACAAAGCCAAAGCCGTTCACCGTATCGAGCTCCTCGGGCTTGACGTTGATCAAGGCCTGCTTGTTGTCGCCAGTGGCTTTGACAATCTGAGTAATCGCTTTACCGGTGATGTCCTTGGCACTGGTGCCAGAGCTGTCCAGGGCCTGCTGCAACTTCGCATCCACTGTGGCGCTGGTGCCGAGCACTCCGGTCTGCACCAAGGAGAGAAAGCCGTGGTGATTGGCCACAGAAATCCAGCCGGTAGTGACAGTTCCCACCGCTTGCGCGGCTGGATCGATGGTTGCGAGAATGGACAGCAGTTCGCTGCCTTTTGCGTTGGGGAACATAGTTTTCTCCTAAGGATTGAGGCTGCTTAGCGCGCGCCCAGTTGGATGAAGGGAGACATCGTTGCGCTGCCTTTGGCAGGTGTGATGGGACTACTAAGCTTGGACTGGCCGTCCATGCGGAAGGTGGTTCGAAACGCCGTGAGATCGGCATCGAAGTACAGGTGCATCGACGTGGCGGTCTGCATGCCGCCAGACTTAGTGATCGTTTGGTAGTACTTCAGGTCCACCAGCAAGATGTCTCCTTGGGCCGAGAAGGTGTTGGCGTGCTGAGACACAAACACCGGGCGACCCAGCAGCGTGCCGTAGGGAGAGACCTGAATACCGCCAACGTTCAAACCTGTTGGAAGGTAGATAGGGTAGTTACCCAAGGTCAGGGTGAACAATGCTGGCAACACATCGTTGTTGACAATCCACACCGCATTGGCGAATGAGCCCGTTGGCAGACGCGCAATCATCTTGGCCAGATTTTGTGGAAGCAGCGTTTGCGTCAATTGTCCAGTCTCCTTGGCCACACTGACCGTAGCGCCCGCATTGAGCGCGCCGACTGGGACGCCAGAGCCCGAGCCGAACAGGATGGATTCATTGGTTTTCCAGCGAATGGAGTGTGCAATTTTCTCGGGCAGATAGGTCGACAAGGCGTTAGCGTCTTCAAGCAACTCATCAGTCGTGGGCACCAGGGCCATCAACTTCTTCAGCCGCAAAGTAGACAGTCCCAACACGGGCTTGGTGGTGACCGCAGGAGCCGCTTCGCCTTGCCAGTAAGCGCGAATGCCGTTGGTGCCCCAAGGCGTGGTTTCATCCTTGGGAAACGCCATGGTGTTTCCGCTGATCTCCACGTTATCGGTAAGCGGCAGCAACGAGTCTTCGCCCAAAGACAGCTGAAAAATCTCCTTGGAGAACTGTGGCGGGACAAAGAAGCCACCGTCCTGACCGGAGCCTTCACTGCCAAATGTGGCTGGAGCGGCAGCACCGCGACCACTGCCAATCAGCAGACGATCGTCAATCGGGTTGCCTGGCTTTTGCGCATGGCAGACGTTTTGCAAAAAGTCGCCTAGGCTTTGAAAGCCATGTTTGGGATCAAGTTCTCGGTTGTCGCTCACTATCACACTGGGGAAAGCGGAACCATGACCAGCTCCCAGATGGATACCCATTTGGGCTTCCTCAGAAATCAATGCCGACTCGCGGTCAATCGCCGCCGAAGTGGCTTCGATTCGACTTTTAAGACCATTGAATTTGATGACATCCTCATCCGACAGATCACGGTTTTCTTGGGCGGCGATGTCGGTTAAGGCACGCGCCTCTTTGACAAGATCAGACTTGCGAGCTTGAAGCTCGCGCAATTGCTTACTCATTTGGGTTTCTCCAGACGTAAAAAAGCCACCTCTTGGGTGGCGGGATTGCAAAGATTGAAAAATGCGCGAAGCTAGTCACGCATCAGGGTTGCGACCTACGGGTCGCCGTTCGGACTGGAGACGCTCAACGGAGCAACTCCTGAGCAGTCCAAATTACAAAATCCCAAGCTCAGTGCGGGCTTGGGCCAAGCGGGAGGTTTTGGGTTTGACAGGTGAATTGGACTTAGCACTTAACGCTGCATCTTTTTGCATCTTGCTCAAGACCTGATCGAAGCTCGCGATGCCGTCCACCATGTTTTGTGCCAAAGCCGCATCAGCGCCCAAGACACGGCCTTGGCCCATGCCCTCTCGTACCTGAGTGATGGGCACACCACGCCCCTTAGCCACAGCCTTGGTAAATGCGGCGTAATAGTCCTCTACGCGGGACTGCATAAATCCTTGTGCTTCTTCGTCCAGGGGAGCGTATGGATTGCCCTCGACCTTGAACTTGCCCGCAGATATGAGCGTGGTCTTTACGCCTGCCTCATCCATGGCTTTGCTGTAGTCCTGGTGCGCCTGCCACACGCCAATGGAGCCGACTTCACCACCGGCGGTGACGTAAAACTCACTGGCCTGGGAGCCGACCCAGTAAGCAGCCGAGGCGGCCAGACTGTTGGCGATGGCAACCACAGGCTTTTGTGCACGGGCACTCAAAATCACATCGCTCAATTCAGAAACGCCATAGACACTGCCGCCAGGGCTATCAATGTCGAGCAAGATCTGACTGACCGCATCATCGGCAACAGCTTGCCTCAGCATCTGGGTGATGATCTGGGTGCTGACCATGCCAGGGCCGGAGACGTCATCCACCATATTTCCACGCTGTGTGATCACACCGTAAATAGGGATGACGGCAATGCCGCCACCCGAAATGGCAGCCGAGGTCTGTCTGCGGGTGTCCCGCAGAACACGGTCTGTTTGGACCTGAAACATGGCAGCGTCGCTGGCAGGCACGCCTTGTGACCAGCGTGAAATGACAGTGGCCAGAGCACTTAATCGCTCAGGCATCAAGGCCCAAGGCGTTGCCAAAAATTCAGCCACTAAAAGTTGGTTTTTCATAAATTCTGTCCAAGGGAGATAAGTGATTCGGTGAGCTGTTTTTGATCTAGCGGCGCGTCTATTTGGCTTGCCCAAAGCTGAACCTGCTCTAGCGGTACGGCCAAGGCTTGGGAGATCAACAAGATGTCTTTTTCTGCCACATGATCTGATCGGCCGATGCGGCGAGCAAGTCGCTCAGAGGTCGTTTTAACAAGGGCGCTATATCGCCCACTGAGTCGGGTAACACTCTCATCCTTCGAAGGCTCGATCGCTTTTTGCTCCGGTGGCTCTGCCGCTTCTGCTTGTGTATCGATTTCCAAATCCTCTGCCGCGCTCTCCTCGACCATATTGAGTGGTCGTAGTGGCTGATCAAGTCCTTCAATGGGATTGAGGTTTTCTGCAATGCGTGCTTCGTTGCGCGTCAGCCAGCCGTTTTGAATTCCACTTTGGTAGTAGCTTGAGCGGCTGGACGCATCACCGCGCATCAGATTGGCAAAATCAAACTCAATCTCTATATCGTCACTCTCAAGAAGTAACTCAGATTGAATGCTGGCCTCCCAGCGCTCAGCCCAGGGCGTCATGGTGTGCATGACGAACTCCAAACTCTGCTGCTCGATATTTGAGAAGGTCGCTCTATCAAGATCAGCAATCATGTGCGGTGGCACACGAAAGAGCCTGGCCACGTCGGTGATCTGAAACTTGCGCAGCTCCAGAAACTGGGCGTCTTTATTTGTGACGCCCACTTCGTGAAACTTCATACCGTTTTCCAACACCAGGACCTTGCCTCGGTTGGCCCCGGACTGTGCCTGCTGGTAGGACTCACGGAACACCTTCTTGGCCTCGGAGTCCTTGAACGAGCCAGGGAATTCAATCCACCCTCCTGTGGGCTTGGCGTCATTGGCAAAGAAACGTGCGCCATAGCCTTGGGCTGCTAGTGCAGTACCCAGATTCTCCCGGGCAAGCTCAATCGGGCTCATACCCATCAAGCCATCTGAAGATAGGCCACGCAAATGCCAGACCTCACCTCTTGGCAAGATCACCTCAGTGCCAGAACGGTCGCTAATTCGGTAGCGGTATTCACCTGAGGGCAACAACTCAATCTTGACCCGGTCCGGATGGATCGGCATAAGTTCGATGATCTCGCCACGCGGGTTGGTGATGATCTGGTTGTAGGCGTTACCGCGCAAAGCCAGGTGGCCTTGCAGCATCTCGCGCCACTCGAATGGATTTTGAAACCTGTTCGGCCGCTTGGCCATCAATCGGCAAAGCCAGTGGTCCGTGACCCTGTCCTTGCCGCCATCAGGGCGGCGCTGGTAAACCACCAACGGCAGTGATGCAATTGTTTCGGCCAGGATCCGCACACATGCATACACAGCAGCTAGGCGAAGCGCGCTATCTGGCGAGACGCGCATACCACTGCCACTTCGCGCAGATATCGACTCAAATGAAAAGTCACCCCATGGCGAACGATCTCCACCTGAGGCGTTGGATCTACCAGATCCGCGAAAGCGATCAAAAAAGCTAAACAGTCCCATCAGTTCAAAGCAGCATGAGTTCGTAGTCGGATCCGAGCACCACCGAGTCCCCCGGTTTGATTGCCCTTGAAAGGGCCATGATCAGTGCCACGATGCCGTCGATCTTGTTTTCTGCTCGCTCCTTGCGTGGGTAAATGTTGTCTTTGGCGTCCAAATGGGCCACCACGTTGCTGACCATCCAGCCCAGCACCGGGTCGCCGTCGTGGACCAATTTCTTTTGAAGCACCAGGGCTTCGAGCGTCTTCATGGGCTCTGAGAAATTCAGCACCGTGGGACGCACTTCAATCATCGGCAGACCCTCACTCATCATTCGGGTCGAGAGTTGCGTCGCTTGAAACGGATCAAACGCGACGGCCTGCACCGCAAAGCGCGAAGACAGATCGTTCAGATCAGCTTCGATCCAACTGAAATCAATCACATTGCCTGGCGTCACGGTGAGGCGTCCGGTGTGCATCCATCCCGGGTACTGGCTGTTGCCGTTGGCGTTGACCGTGTCCTCTGGCAGGTAGTACTTGCCAAAGACTGCGAATGCGTCAGCCATCTCGGGATGGGCAAACACAATCACCAATGCCGCAATGTCTGTCTTGCTGGCCAAGTCCAGGCCCACCCAGCAGGGCTGGCCCACAAAGGACTCGATGTCCAGGTCCTGATCAGCACAGGCGTCCCAGGAGCGCATGTCCATCCAAGCGGTGTCGGCGTTGACCCACTCGTTCAAATGTTTGGTCTTGAAGTTGTTCATCGCACTGGGCAACTGCATGGCCTTGGCCTGCAGAGGTCCCAGAATTTCTGGGCGCACCGAGATGCCCCAGTTGGGGTTGGCCTTCATCAGCGAGTCTTCGCTGGTCCAGTCGTCCCCGTCATCGAGACCGTAGACGATGCCAAACTGGCTGTCGTCCTCGAAAACCCCATCGAGCAGCCGAGTCACAAAGGTGCGCACCTCGTAGCAAATGCCTGAGCGGTTGCTGCCTGCGGTGGTGATCACCCACAGAAGTGAGTTGTCTCGTTTGCCGGTTCCGGTCTCCACCACGTCATAGACGGTGCGGGTTTTGTGGGCGTGCAATTCATCGATGCAGCCGAAGTGAATGTTCAGACCATCGAGCGTTGAACCCTCGGCTGATAGCGCTTCAAACTTGGAGCCGGTCTGCAGCACGTTCATGTTGTGCGCACCGACGTTGACAGAAAACCGGCTACGAAAGCCCTGTGACCTGCGTGCCATGGTCTGCGCATCACCAAAAACGATTCGAGCCTGGTCGCGGGTGGTGGCCAGGGAATAGACCTCAGCACCACCTTCGCCGTCGGCAGCCAGCATGTAAAGCGCAAGCGCAGAAGACAGGGTCGACTTGGCGTTGCCACGCGGCACCTCGATGTACGAGCGCCGAAAGCGGCGGTTGCCGTCGGGCTTGACCCAGCCGAACACGGTGGTCAGGATGAACACCTGCCAGGGTTCTAACTTGATCGTCTCACCTGCCAACGGTCCTTTGACGTGGGGCAGGCGTTCAATGAACGCGCACAGGTTATCGGCGGGATGGAACTCCCGCCCGTCCTTGTCGGTGAGCTTCGGGTTGAACTGGTAGGGACTTGCCTTGCCCTTGAACTTTGCCAGATCGTTCAACTGCCGTTGGCAGGCCCGCTGAACCCATTTGCAGGTCAGGATGTCACCGGCAACGACTGCTTGCGCATACTTGCGGGCAACGGCGGCGTAGTTATCTGCTGCCAAAGTTCAGTCTCAGCCCGCTATGTCCGCCCAAGGATCGAGATCGATCTGGGTATCTGTGGGTTGTGTGATGCGCGAACGTGAAGCAGGCGTGAAGCCCATCTCCACCGCCGCCTTGGTCATGATCTGGGCCTGCTTGTTCGCAATGGCCAGGTAAGGCGACTGCATTGGCACACCGGTGTTCGGTGCTTTGATCAGCAGGCCTGTCTTGGTGATTCCGATCTGGGCCTTGCGGTACAGGTCCGCAGCGCAGGACCAGACTTCCAGCACAGACATATCGAGCTTGCGCAGCAAATGCTCGGGTGCGCTGTCAATGGCATAGCGCCAGGCTTGCTTGGCACCATCTGACATGTACTCGGGCGGCGCAACCAAATCCCCTTGGGGCTGTGGCTCATGCGGGTTGGTCCTGCACTTTTGCAGGGTTCCCCTGAGCTTTTTGATCTCCGTGGGGAGTGGTTTTCGTCCGGCCATCTGGGTTCAGTCTTTGGTAATCGTTAATATGGAGGCTTCAAACCCACCGGAAAACTCCCAGTGCGCAAAGCCGACGTCATCGCTAAATGCCTCGTTCAGTCCGCTCTTGCGGCTGATCTGAAGGCTGGGCGCGAGGCGGTCCGATCTGCGTTCGATAAGAGCGTGACGGACAAGAGCTTTTCCAAATGGAACAGCGTCGTTGAAGAAAACGTCGCCAACTCAATCATTCGCTCGGTGGGTAAATCCAAAGCGATCAACATCGAAAAGTTCATCGCCGATCTCAACTGATCAGCAGGTTGTGCCCACCGGCCATGCCTGGTATCAGGCCGCCTGCGGGGCATCCCCCCTTGGTTTCAATTTGCACGCGCAAAAATCTTGGCAGGCGCACGCATCTCTGGCCGCCATCTGTAGAGATTCAGACCCCCTACCCCCCCTACGGAGGGGTGGTCAGCGCCGACCTGCGGTCTCGCGTGCTGTCTTTCGGTTGTGACATGAGACGCACAGCGCCTGCAGGTTGGCCGTGTCAAAGCGAGCACCGCCGTCCTTGAGGGGCGTGACGTGGTCAGCCACGACGGCTGTCACCACGCGACCACGCTGCTCACATGCGCAGCACACCGGGTACTGACGCAAGAACGCGGCACGCACCGCACGCCACTGGGCTGATTGATAAAAGCCCAGTTCCGCATCGAAGCTGCGCCGGGCACGACCGTAGTCCCGGTGCACCTGGGTACGGTGTTGATCGCAATAGCCCGGCTTATCCAGCACCAACGCACAGGCGGGATGTCGGCATGGTGTCGGGGCACTGCGGGGCATAGCGGCTTATTCCCCACTCATTCAAAAAACTAATCGGATTTGATACAGATAAAGCTTGGCTTCACTGGGGTTCAGAGCGTTCATAGGAACGTCATCAACAACCCAAGGAGCTTTGCAAATGACCTACACCACACAGTTCACCGTCGACGAGGTCGGGTTCATCCAGATCGCGCTCACCAAGGTGCTGGCAGCCGCCGCACGCGGTGAGCTTGACCTCAACCTGCTGGCCCGCGAGGAACTGGCCTCACGCGGCCTTGACACCCAAGGCGAGTGGGTCGGCTTTGACCGCGCCCGACAGATCCACCAGGTGCGGGGAGCTAAGTGATGGACGCCAAAACATTGGAGCGTCTGCTCAACCAAATCGCCGCAGAGCATCTGCACATCGACACGCTGGCAACACGCAACAGCGACCGCCTGGACTTTCATGAAGTCAGCGTCTGGGGCCTCAAAGAAGCCCTGCAAGCCGCATTCACGGCTGGCCAGCAATCCAAACAAACAACCCAACCAAACTGATACCGGAGGTCAACATGAAACTCACACCCAGCCAAACCTTGCTTCTCAACGCTGCAGGCAGCCATCCTCAGCATGTGTTGACCGACTTCCCGCCCAACCTCAAAGGTG